CCCGGGGCCCTATTCGGTTGGCCTTGCCGCCCCGCCGCCCAGCCGCCGTCACCCCATTGGCGGCCCCTCCCGCCCCGGATGCCCGGTCTGCCAGTCGCGGGCGGGGCAGCAGGTGCTCACCACCTCGTCCTCAACCGCGGCGCCCAGTCGCTCATGACCACCCGGCCCTCGGGATCCATGAGCCGCACGCCGCCCTGGCGCATCTTCTCGCGTTCACGCCAGTAGCGCGCCTCCGCCTGCGCACGTTCACCTGCATAGACCGCACGCCACACGTCCGATGACCTGCCCCCGTGCCGCCAGACCGTCCAAAGACCCCCGGCCATCACACCGCAGCCTCCTGCTGGAGCGGCAGCTGCTGCTGGGCTGGCTCCATCCGGTTGACCTCGGCCAGCAGCCGCTGCAGTTCCTCCCGGGTGCACTCGTAGAGGCTCGATATCGGCCGCCCGAACAGCCGCGATGCTAAGGCCTTCACATCGGCATCCTTCATGCCGCGGCGGCTGGCCTGGGTGTAGATCGTCTTGCAGTACCCAGCCGCCACCTTGTCCTTGCCATTGGCCTTCGCTGGCTCTGGCGCGGGCTCGGACTCGATCACCGTGCCGCCGAGTTGCTGGGCCAGCTGGTCAACGGCATCCTGCGGCTCTGACGGTGCCGCCGCAGCCGGCGTAGCTTCAACCTCAATTACCTCACCTTGTGCCAGCTCCTCCGGCGTGTAGACGGCGCCTCCGAAAACGTCCGGGCAGTACCACTTGGCGCCGTTAGAGAGCGCCCGGGCGAACAGCATGTTGCGCGGGTACTTCTGCCAGATCTCACGGTTAAGCAGGCCAGCCTGCTTCGCATGATCTAGCGTGAAAGCTGACCTGCCAATCTCCTTGCCGTCCTGGTAGAATGCAATCTCGCAGGCCGTGTCATCGTTCCTGAGCACGCGGTAGTCATAGCGGCCCGAGCGTTTTATCAGCGACCCGATCAGGCCAGCCGACAGCGCCGTCCGGCCCTGCACCACATGGATCTGCTCCAGTGCGGTCACGGGGCCGATGCCGAGCTCCTGCCCGCGCAGGATCTTGACCACGGCCTGCGAAGCCGACTTGATGTCTGCGAAGTAGCCCGACTTGTACAACACGTCGCCAAGCTGCAGCACTTGCGGCAAGGTCAACTGCTGCTGTTCCTTGTCCGACACTGCCGGGAGGCGCAATTCGGACACTGCCATTCAGTCCACCTCCCCCGCCACGAGCCTGGCAATGGCCTTCCAGGCCGACAGCTTCTGCCGTGCGATTTCCGCCCTTGCCCGGGCCAGCACCAGTTCCTCGGCAGCCTCCTGCAGCCGCCTGCGCTCAGCCTGGGTGGCGTCCCTCAGCTGGGCCTCGCGCATTTCGGCGTTCTTGCCATCAATTGCCACCGGGCCACGCCCGAGGAGCAGGGCCGCTTCCGCATCGGCCAAGGCCTCTTTGGCCCTGTCGTGCCAGATCTGCGCTTGAGCCAGCTTGTCCTCGACCTGGGCCATTTCGGCCATCAGCCGCAGGAGTGAGTCCTGTACAGTCTCCTTTGTGAAGAGAGGCAAGTTCGGTTCGATGCTCATGCTCTCACCCTTGATTGCCCCTCCAGCCTGTGCTATCATTGGGGCGGGTTTTTTAGGGGTTTGCGGCCTTTCGAGGCCGCCTTTCGTTTAGCGCCGGTACAGCCAGGTCAGCGCCAGGCACCTGAAGAAGAACCGGCACTTGGCGCAATGGGCCACCTGATCGAGCACCGCCACCGTCTGGCTCTGGACCTGCTCGATCTGCTGGAGCGACGCCTTCAACCCGGCCTCGGCCACTTCGCTCGGAACAGCGTGCCAGACCGTGTGCGCCGTCTCCTGAACTTCGGCTATGGGCTCGGCAGGCCACGTCATCAGTCCCCGGGGCGGCTCGGGGATGTGGCCGAACCGCTCGCAGGGCAGTACCCGGGCCGCGTGCTCCCGGACCGCCTGCTCGGCAGCCTGCAGGGCGGCGCTGTAACGCTCGCGGCGCACCCGATCCCGGGCCCGTGCCTGCGCGATTTCGGCCTTGTACTCATCAATGTGGGCCTTTAGCTCGTCGCGTGCCGCAATCGCAGTCACGCCGCGTCACCTCCTCCCGAGAGGATCTGATTGCGGAGATCGCGGATCTCAACCGCCCGCAGCCTGCGCTGGAGTTTTTGCATGGCCTCCGGGTCGGTCATGGACTGCTGGCGCATGGCGGCCTTGCGGATCTCACGCAGCGCCAGCCGGAAGCCGGAGACGGTTCCTTCGTAGCGCAGGGTCAGGCTCATGCCGCCCACCTCCTCTCCTGCGGCCAGTAGCGCGCCGCTGCCGGCGGCCCGAGGCTGGTGTAGCCGCGCTCGCGGCACTTGCGGTACAGGCCCAGGGCCAGGGACCACGGCTCGATGCCGTAGCGCTCGGCCAGCACCTGGAGCATCAGGTGTATGGCCGGCAGCAGGTCGACCAGCTCCGCCGCAGCCTTTTCCAGCAGCCCACGGTCCAGGTTGCTCAGCTGGTCGCGTCCCGGCTTGTTGTACAGCACGACCATGCGCAGGGCATCCAGGGCCTCGGACAGCTCCTCGCCGGTTTTGCCCTGGCAGACTACAGGGTGGCTGTCGACGCGATCCAAGACCGGCACCGGGAACGGGTTGGCCGCGCAGTCCCAGCAGTGCAGCTGGCCCAGGCGCACGCTACTCAGTGCGTGGACCAACCGCGGCACGGCGTCCTCGGGCACCTGCGCCAAGCCCCGCTCCCAGCGCGAGAGGGTTGACGCCGAGCAGGGCACCCGCGCCGCCAGGTCCTCCAGGCGCAGGCCCAGCCGCTCCCGTTCCTCCCTCACGGCCTCCATCATCCGCACCTCGAATCACCTCCCTCATCTTGGCTTCCAGGGCCCACCCGGGGATGCGGATGTGCACCCCTATCCGGAAGTGGGCCAGCTGTCCGGTCCTGCACATCTCGTACACGGAAGCCCGGCTGCACCGCAGGATGCGCGCCACCTCGGCCACCGTGTACACCTTGGGCTCGCCGTCCGTTGCAACCACCCCCTTGCACGTTTGCCTCTCGGACAAACCCGAGGGCTCGTCAGTTGCGCCAGCACGCGCCATACTCCCTCCTGGAGGTGAACCGCCTTTACTGACAGGCGGCGGGCCGGTCGGTGGACGCATCGTCCAACCGAGGGGCAAAAAAGAGGGCGTCTACCGTGGTGTCGAGAACGACGGCTATCTGCTTTGCCAGGTCCATGCTCGGATTCCGAACGCCTTCCTCGATCTTGTAGTAGTGGGAGACAGAAATGCCAAGCCGCCGTGCCATCTCGCTTACCGAAAGACCTTTTCGGATTCTGGCCAATCTAAGCGTGTGCCTCACGTTAGCTACCCTCCTGGACTGACCGTCCAAGAGCAATTATATGGACTCCGCGTCCAGCTGTCAACACCTTGCTGGACGATCTGGGGAAACTTCTTCTCCGATTGGACTGCATGTGCTAAACTGGCAGGCGAGGACTGGATAGCATGGCTATAGGCAAGAGGTTAGCCGAAGAACGGGCAAGAATTGGCTTGTCGCGGGAGGAACTAGCCCGCCGAGTAGGCGTATCTTACTCTGCCATTGCCAAATACGAAACAGGCGAGAGAACCCCGCCGCCAGATGTACTCATGCGGCTGGCTGAGATTCTTCGCGTCAGTATCGACTACCTCCTCGGAAGAACGGATAACCCACAGCCGCCTGCCGAAACGCCAGTACGATATGTCACGGAAGACGGCGTGGTCGTGCCTGGGGCATGGCCACGGCCGCCGGAAGTACTGGTGCCGGTGCTGGGGGTGATACGCGCTGGGGAACCACTGTACGCCGAACAGCAAATCCTGGATCTCCAGCCCATCCCGGAGGAACTGGCCAGGACAGGCCAGTATTTCTTCCTGCTAGTGCGTGGCGACAGCATGGCCCCCCAAATAAGGGACGGAATGAAGGTATTGGTCAGGGTGCAGCCAGACGTCGACAACGGCGAAATAGCGGTGGTCATGGTCAATGCGGAAGAGGCTTCACTTAAGCGGGTTTATAAGGTAGGCGGGCAGCTGGTGCTGAAGGCGGACAACCCAGCATACGCGCCGATCCTGGTAGGGCCTGAAGAGGCGCGGATTATCGGCAAGGTCGTGGAGGTTAGGTTTGAACCACATTGATTCCATGGGGGGTACGAGTCATGATGCGCAGGCTGATGGCAGCGTGCGTATTGGCATCCCTGATTGTAGTGCTTGCTGGCTGCGGCAGCACGGTCACGCCCGAGAAGGTCCAGCCGGGCCAGCAGGCGGGCGGGCAAGCAAAGCCCGCACAGGAGCTCAAGATCGGCGATGCTGTCAAGATGGGCGACCTGATCTTCACCGTGCTCGGCGTGCGCGAGGTAAAGGCCAAAGACATCATCAAACCGCAGGAAGGTAAGAAGTGGATAGCCGTGGAGCTTGAGATCCAGAACCAGGGAAGCAAGTCCCAGGCAATCAGCACTCTGCTCATGTTCAAACTCGTAGACTCGGACGGCTACAAGTACAGCATCGGTCTGGTGCCCGACCTCAAGGGCCAGCTCGACGGCGAGCTCGCTTCCGGCCGGAAGGTGCGGGGCGAGGTCGGGTTCGAAATTCCCAAGAATGCAAAGGGGCTGGAGCTTATCATCGAGCCCAACGTCCTGGGCTTCGGGCAGGCTATAATCAAGCTGGGGCAGTAACATGAAGGGCCACATCCGCAAGCAAAGCGAACATTCCTGGGCCGTGGTCGTGGATCTCCCGCGCGACCCGGCCACGGGCAAGCGCAGGCAGAAGTGGATCACGGTCCGGGGCACCAAACGCGACGCGCAAAAAGTCCTGGCCGAGGTGCTGGCGGAGCTGGGCCGGGGCGCGTACGCCGAGCCGTCCAGGACCACCCTGGCCGACTACCTGGACCAGTGGCTTGAGCAGTACGCCCAGCCCAGCGTGGCGCCGCGCACATATGACAACTACCGGTGGAACGTGGCCCACATCAAGCGGCACCTCGGCCAGGTGCCTCTTGCCGACCTGCGGCCAGCCCAGATACAGGGCATGTACGCCGCCCTGCTTGAGTCCGGGCTCGCACCGAAGACCGTCCACCTCGTCCACGGCACGCTCAGGCTGGCCCTCAAGCACGCGGTGCGGTGGGAGCTGATCCCGCGCAACCCGGTCGAGCAGGTGGAACCCCCGCGTGTCGAACGGCCCGAGATCACGGTGCTTACCCGCGAGCAGGTGGGCCTGCTCCTCGAGGCCGTCCGGCAGACGCGGTTCTACATCCCGGTGCTCCTTGCGGTGAGCACGGGGCTGCGGCGGGGCGAAGTATTCGGCCTGACCTGGGATGCTGTCGACCTTGAGGCTCGGGTTGTCAAGGTGCAGCGCAGCATGATCCGGGCCCGCGACGGCGAGCCCGTCTGGGGGCCGACCAAGACCCAGCGGTCACAGCGGGTCGTTACCTTGCCAGAGTTCGTGGCGGCCGAGCTGGCCGAGCACCGGCGCAGGCAGGATCTCTACCGCCAGCTCCTGGGCCCCAAGTACCGCGACTACGGCCTGGTTGTCTGCCTGGAGGACGGCCGGGCCTGGGACACGTCGAACTTCGAGCACTCGTTCCGCCGGCTGATGGACAGGCTGGGCTTCAAGGGAGTGCGGTTCCACGACCTCCGGCACACCCACGCCACGCTACTCCTGGAAGCTGGCGTCCACCCGAAGGTGGTGCAGGAGCGCCTGGGCCACAGCCAGATCGCGGTGACGATGGACACTTACAGCCACGTGCTTCCCACCATCCAGCGTGAGGCCGCATTGGTACTGGACCAATTGCTCGGCGCGGGGCGGGTTCCAAACGCGGTTCCAAACCAAATTCCAAACGAACGTGGCGAAATCGCGTTAGAAGCGGGTGCATCCGGGCGCAAACTGCGGGTGCTCCGGGGGCCTAAGAGCCTTGACGCTGTAGGATCGGAGCGCATCCGGTAGGATGGCGTTCGACCCGCACTGATCTGCTGTTAACCGGGGGGTTGCAGGTTCGAGTCCTGCTCGAGGAGCCAAGTATTTCAAGGGCTTCCGCATAAGCGGAGGCCCTTTGCGTTTGGAGTTCCAAACAGCTTTCTAACCTTCGGGGCGCGAAGCATCCCAGCCGCCCAAAGTTTTTATTTTCAGACGGGCTCCGGCGGCAGGAGTCGGCTTGACAATGTAGAATGTAGAGTGTAGAATCGGGCCGGGAGGTGCGAGCAGATGGAATTCCTGAAGAACATCGGGGTTTCCCGCGCCAGCTTGAGCGACCTTGCCCGCGAACTTCAGAAGCAGCTACGTTCGCTCAACAAGTTCACCGGCGTCCGAGTGTTCGTAAACCCGATTCCCCGCCAGGGTTTCGAGGTTGTAACCCTCGAGGTCAGCGGGCGCAGGAAGAGCACCGTGTTTGCCGCCGAGGACGTGCTCTACCACGATGACAAGTTTCGTGCCCGCTTCCGCCCTGGCGTAGCGGAGGATGTGGCCCGCAGGGTGGCTATCATCTAGCCACTCCGTACATACCGCCGAGCCCGGGCGTAAAACGGGCAGGAGGTGAAGGGTAATGCCGCAAGACCAGGCCATCTACAAGGTAAGCGTCTATGAAGGTTGGACCGTTGCGGATGAGTTGCAGGAACACGCAGACCGCATCCGCGCCATTGTTATTGGAGATAGCCGCCTTACCGACGACGATGCAAACGCCGACTTGGCTCAGCTTATCCGCAACCTCCTTGGGGACGTGGAGGAAGTCCGGGTGAGTGACGTAGACGGCGTCCGCCACATTGAAGCCCTCTGACCGGCTGGCCGAAGGAAGGTGAAGCGGTGCCGAAGCTGATCTTGGTGTACAACAGCACGGCGAACCAGGAGTTCGCCCGCCGGGTCGCTCAGGACAACCGCGGCTGCGAGGTACGGGTCGAGGGCAACCGCGTAGTAATCGATTGCCCTGGCGAGCTCCGCGTGACCCGCGACCACGCACTGGCCGCCTTCCGCGGGACCAGCGCCGACGATGATCCAGACCGCTTCGAACGGCTGTGGAAGTCGCTATTCCTCAACCGCACGGGCCACATCGCCAAGTGGACGGACAGCGAGGTTGTCCTGTCTGACGAGCCGCCGCCTAAACCCACTGAGCGGGCCCTCAACGTCATCATCAGGGCCGACCTTTGGGAACGACTGGACCGTGCGGCCCGGGCGCTACCCAAGGGAACGAAGCGGGAGATCGTGGAGGCGGCACTCGACGAGTACCTGCGCGCGCGCAACCTGTGACCGTTCTCGCAGCAGAAAGCCCCCGGCCCGCGATGGAGCCGGGGGCTATTCCACGCGGAATCACGCCGTGACCGTGTGAGTCTGCGTCACCTTTGCCCACTCTTCGCCAAACTCGTCCTTAATCGCCCGAAGCGCCGCCTCAATCAGACCCCGGATTTCATCCGGCTGCAGCTTCAGCCCGTGCTCGGCAGCCCGGGCGGCTAGCCACTCCGACGCGGCCTGCAGCTTCGCGGGCCCGTGCAGGTCCTTGTACGCCTGTTCCACGAACCGCACGGCCAGAGTGGCAAGCTCCTGCTTGGCGGCCAGTTCCTGGGCGATCCGGCGCAGCTTCTGTTCCCCCAGCTTGCGGCGCAGCCACTCCACGAGCAGGGCGGCCCCGACCGCGGCGGCCACCGAAACCAGATCCAGGGCAAGATTGAGCAGTTTCGACTCAAGCATGGCCCATCACTCTCCTCAGCACATAGTCAATCGCGCGGCGCACCAGCACCGCGCCCTCTGCCCGGGTCATGGGCCGGTCGGGATTGAAGTTCCCCTGCTCATCGCCCTTGATCAGTCCCTCCCGGGCCAGCCATTCCACGTCTTTTTGGGCCCAGTGGCCCTGCATGTCAGCGAACACGCTCAGCACCTCCGCCGCCTTGCGAATGCGCTCCAGCGGGTAGTTCCGGCCCGGGCAGGCCGTAGGCACGAGCTCCCGGTGCCCGACGACCTTCGCCCCGGGATAGCGCTGCAGGAGGTCCTGCACGAGCCGGACGATGGCTGCCTCCTGCTCCGGTGGCATCTGCTCGCGCTCGTAATCGCCCTCAGCGCAAACGCCCACACTTTTGTCGTTGTATCCCCGGCAATGGGCTCCCACAAGCATCTCGGGCCGGCCGCGCCAGATCGAGCCGTCTTTGCGGACCAGGTAGTGGTAGCCGATGCCGGACCAGCCTTGATTCTGGTGCCAGCGGTGGATGTCCTCCACCGAGCACCGGGAGGCCTCGGCGTGATGCAGGACGATGTAAGCCGTTTTCGGGCGCTTGACCAGGTTACCGCGCCACTTCAGCGGGACCTCGCGGATCACGAGGTCAGATTGTCCCACGCCGGTCACCTCCCTCTTGCGGCTCGGAGTTCACCGGTTCCGAGCCGGCAGCCGGGTACTCCTCGTACGCATCGCCATAGTAGGGGTAATCATAAGCACCGTACCAGTAGCGGGTTCTCGGCCTAGCTTTCAAGCTCGACCCGCCGAAACGGCTGAGCATGCGGTCGCCGAACCAACCCCCGAGAATCGTCAACATTGCCCACGTTAAGATCTGGTAGAAGTCCAGCGCCTGGTCGGTCAGCGCTCCGGCCAGCAGCCGACCCAGAAGCAATCCTGTCACCGCTAGGTAGAGGGCGGTGAAGACAATAGAAATGGCCTCCGGAAATGAGAGGCCTTCGGGGTCGTTCCAGAAGCCATGGAGCTTCATGGCCCAGGCCTCCGTGCGAGCAGGTCAAAGATCAGCAGCACGAGGGACAACAAAGCCGACCCGAGCAGGCCGATAAGCCACTTGGTCATGCCGTCCACCTTTGCCTCCAGGCGCTGCAGGGTGCCGTTCTGCTTCGTCTGCCACTCCTCTATGGCGCTCACGCGCTCCTGCAGCCGGGCCACTTCCACCTCCAGGTTGGCAGACACCGGAGATCACCTCCGCCTAGAAGCAATCCTCGCAGTCAACGGGCAATTTCTTGGACTCGTCCACATAACACCTTACGCCGTCATACATTAGCCTCCAAAAGTTGTCTCCCTGTTGCAGCTCCTCTATTTGCTCTTTGGTCGTCTCTACTGCCGTGTCACCCTCGTCTCGGACAAAGTCACCCGCAGTTTTCACCCAGTACTTGAAGCATCCGTTGCGGTCAAACACCAAAAAGTACTTCTCCAAGTCGCATCACCCCTATATGGCCTGGTAGGCGTCAAAAGTGAAGCTGACTTCTATGCTGCAGCTATCGCTAGACACGAAGTATCCTCCGCCGATCAAGACCCCAGTGGCGGTACGGGTGCCAGCAACGGTCGTCGAATCCGAAAACACGATCCGGGAGGTGTCCTGTCCATGCCGCGCTGTTACAGAGGCGCTAGAGCAAGATGCGTACCAGCTAGTCAGAATGATGATGTAGTTTGCCGGAATAGTTGCGGGATAGCTACCAGACTTCGAGCCGACGAGGTTGGGCGACTTAACTGCCCCATACTTGGTGAAGAAAGCGGTGTTCTCGCAGGCTGCCCTGATGTTACTGAGGTTCGACTGCAGGTACTGGGAAGTAACTATAGCGCTGCGAGCCGTGGCCGACTTGGCCACCGCGTTCATGGCCGTGGCCGAGGCCGCCACCGCGTTCATGGCCGTGGCCGAGGCCGCCACCGCGTCCATGTCAGCGTAGTCAGCCGGATTGAGGCCAGCCTCACCAGCCACGAACTTGCCTATCGCCATGTTGGAACCAGCCACGATGCCCCAGGCAGTGGAACTATTCCGGACAGCGCTTCTGGCCGTGGCCGAGGCCGCCACCGCGTTCATGGCCGTGGCGTCCTCATATAGCGCATCACGCACGAACCTCGTTGCAAAGTCGGGTGCTAGTAACGTAATGCTCATGCGTACTCCACCCCCGCGATGTACGCCTCCACCCCATCTCCACTAGCGCTCACGAACATCCCAGGCTCCAAAATGAGCGTTGACTCGATTAAGACAACGTCCTTCGGGTCTAGTTGCCCCACGAATAATCCAAGGCCTTGTCCTGACTGATCTTTAATCCGCAGAGCCACGTTTGCCCAATCGCCGCGCGTATTTGTCAGCACTATCGTCTTCACGATGAGGGTGGAACTGAGGGCCGACACGATCGCCGTTTCTGAAGGCGGTAATGCGCCACGGAAAAATACTTTCGGCGTCATCTAGCCCACCCCCACTCACGCTTGAGTACCTACAACCACCCAACCGGCGCCCGTATGGATGTAAAGTTTGCCAGATACCACGCAAAGCTCTCCAGCTACCCCGGAGGCAGGCAATGCCGATAAGTTGGACAGCTTTATCGAAGACAATACCGCGAGCTTCGCCGTGGTCACTGAACCGTCAGCGAGCTTCGCCGTGGTCACTGAACCGTCAGCGAGCTTCGCCGTGGTCACTGAACCGTCAGGGTGGTCAAGGATGCTCAGGAACTTGTGGCCAATCAGCAGGCTGAGGACCCTTCTGATAGAGTTCATGGCTCACATCACCCCCCAGGTCCAGACAAACAGCCAGAGCTCATCTCTAGGCAGATACTGCGGGTGCGGGTCGGCGGCCCCGGTGTGGCTGGCCATAGCCGCATCCACCTTCGCCTGGGCCCCCGAGGGCGTCTCATGGCCGCTGTGCGGAGCAGCCGCGTCCATGTGGCTCTTCGCCGCAGCGAGGGTTGTGGGCGGCGTGTCATACCAGTTGGTCGTCCCCAGCAAGCGCTTGATCGCACCGGGAATCCAGTCCAGGAATTGCCGCAGCGTGCCAACCACCCCTGTGGGGACCTGGCTCTGGTCAACGGTGCGGCTGCCCGACTCGATAGCGTTGATGTTAGCTTCGATCCGGTTCAGGTCTCCGGGCAACACCACATCGGAGGACTGCCAGTTCGTCTTAGGCGTCTGCCATCCGGTTGGTGCCGTGCTCATGTTGCCTTCCTCCCGGTCAACCGGGCCGACAATGCGCCGGCCCATTCAATCTCCTGCCGAATGACGTAGTAGTCCTGGCCCTTGACGGTCACGCGGTCCCCGAGAAGCAGGGCCGGGTTGCCGCGCCACTCCACTTCGATGTCCCTGCGCGGGTCTTTCACCGAGGCCAGCAGCGTGTCGGCAATCTGCTGGGCCACCGATAGCGTCTGCACGAGTGGGTTTGCCGGGAACTCGTACCGCAGCACGCCGTTCTCGAAGATGCTAACCTCATCGCGGGCGATGGCCCGCTCCTTGTTGCGCACAGCCAGGGGTTTGCCCGTTATCACCAAGGTGACGGATGCAGCACTCGCTGTGCCGTTGGTGATCGTGACCTGCGCGCCCCAGCCGTAGTAGGTGGCGGCGGTTATGCTCACCCCGGACGGTGCGCCCTCCAGGCTGGCCGCGGCTTCGATTACGGGCGGCTGGTTGTAGTAGACCAGCACCATCACGCTCTGGTTTGCCGGGACGCTGATCGGCGAATTGCTCCGGTAGACTTCCTCCGGGGCGGCCGCAGGCTGGAGGGGCTGCGTGTCCACCACGATCTCGTTTGCCACCTGATCCTGTCGGCTGGGTGTGCGGGCGGCAAAGTAGCCGCTGGCCGCTATCACCAGCGCCGGGGTCGTCCCGAGACCGGAGGCATACCGCTGGATGCGGATGATCCCATCCCGGTCGCAGTAGACCACGGCCAGTCCTGCCTCGGCGATGATGCGCAACGCTTCCCGGTGCGTGGTGGGGTTGAACCACGCCCAGGGCACGACAATGGACTGCAGTGCGGTGTCGATCGCGTACTCTCCGGGCTGGAGTCCCGCATCCTGGAGCACCTGCTCAGCCAGCGTGTAGAGGCTGACGTTCTGCTGCACCTGCGCGCTCTGGTAAGTGCCTTTCCGCAGCAGCTCCAGGCGGTCCCGCGCAATCACGGTGGCCTCCAGCACGTCGTCGGGCGCGTCCCAGTCCAGGCTCCAGAACGTCCCGAGTGGGACCCACTCTGGCGGATTCCCCGGGATGCCCAACCAGGCCCTGATCCGCCGGTTGGGCTTCAGCACGCCGTAGAGCGGGCTCTGCTTGTTGTCAGGGTCGAACTTGCGGCCCTTGTTCGCCAGGCTGATCCGGATTTCATTGGCACTGATGTTTCCTACAGGCAGCGAACCCTGTGTGACCTCGCGCTCCTCCAGGAGGCTGACGCTGAGCAGGTCTTTGCCCTCGTAAGTCTCCTGGATCGAGGTGTAGAACTCGGCTATCTTCACCTGCCTGCCCGGGTGGGACCAGCGGTGGATCTCCAGCACCATCCTGGCAACGTTGAGCACGGCGGCAGTCAACACCTTCGACCATGCGACCGCCGTGTTGCCGACCACAACCTCTTCGTGCAGCAGCGTGCCGGCCTGGTCGTAGAGCCGGACAGCGAAATCAACGGGGTACTCGCCCCGGGCCGTGTCGCCCACCACCTTGAGCTGGTGGATGGGACGCGGCAGGAAGGCCACGGTGAGCGTGGGGTACGGCGCGGCAAACGACCCATCCGCGCCCGCCAGCGATGCCCCCCACCAGCCCATCTGGTACAGGCTCAACTGCTCCTCGTTTACCGGCGCAAGCCGATAAGTGCCGTCCAGCACCCAGGAGCCGTCAAGGCTGATCCACCGATACGGAACTTCTTCCACGGCGTCTGCCGTCTGTTGCGGCCAGGAAACGGCGGCCTGCTCGGAGACCGAGACCGTAATGGACTCGTCGAGGAACGGGTTGGTGTAGTCGATGGTCACTTTGGCGATGACCTGGCGTTCGGCTGCCTTGATAGCATCCAGGAACGCCTGACTGACCGGGTACACCGCCGCTCACCTCTCGATGAGCGTGATGCTCACATCGCGCCAGTACCGCACGCCGTCCCGGTACTGCCACGCCTTGTAGGAGATGTCCCCGACGTAGACCGTGATCGTCATGCTCTCGCCGCCTTGTGGGTCGGGGAACGTGAGCTGGTGGAAGACGCCTGTGTCCAGCAGGTCCAGGATGTAGTCCAGGTCGGTGGCCGCGATGACCTTCCAGCCCAACTGCACCTGGCGTTTGGTGGCGATTAGCTCCATGACCATGGTGCCGTCAGCCGTCCGCTGGGCCTTAGTCAAGCGGAACTTGCCGATCTCGATGGAGGCAGGTTGGACGATCTGCTGGCTGTCAATCAGCACCATCGCCATCGCTCACGCCCCCTGCGGCCTCACGATAATCGGCAGGCCGGTGCGCTGCGCCTCAGCGATCAGCGCGGGCATCAGAGCCCGGGCCAGCGTGCGGTCGTTCAGCCGCAGCACGATCTCCTGCTGGCCGGTGCCGGTGCGCCCGCGGGCCACCTCGATGCGGAAGGCGTCCCGGATGGCGGCGTAGGCAGCCTGGGCCACGGCCTGGGCGATCTCCTGTGCCAGCTCGGTGCGGCCAAGCGGCACCACCGCCTCCGGGCCGCGCTCGCCGACGCCCACAATTGTTGGCCGGTCGATGATGCCGCCCTCGGCCAGCCACGGGATGAGGTCCCGCAAGGCGCGCCAATTGACGCCGATGTGGAGGCTCGGAATGTCAATTCCGAGTGGCCCTTCACGCCAGCTAATGGAAATGCTCGGTATCGGAAGGCGGATGCTCCCGATGGCGTTCTTGAACGCCTCCATCACCCTGCGACCGAACTCGGCAGCAGACTGCACGAGGCGATCCCACAGTCCGCCGAGCCATTGCTTGAGGCCGTCCCAGGCATTTCGAGTGGCGGAGACGGTGCGATCCCACCAATTGGAGATGGTCTGGCTGATCGTTTGCCAGGTACTGCTCACCGTGACCATGAGGCTCTGCCACACGCTGCTTAGCCAGGTCGTGACCGCGGTCCAAACGGCCTGGGTGCCCGCCTGCAGTTCAGCCCACTTGGTGGACACCCAGGTTACGATGGACTGCCAGGTGCTGCTTGCGGTGCTCAGAATACCCTGCCACAGGCCGGAAAGCCAGCTTGCGACCGCCTGCCAGATCGCAGTGGTTCCGGCCCTAATCTCGTCCCACTTGGCCGCTACACACTGCGTTATCGCACTCCAGACCGCCTGAGCGGTGGCAGAGATTGCCTGCCACAAGCCCGAGAGGAAGCCGGAGATTGCCTGCCAGACGGCGGCGGTAACGTCACGGATGGCCGTCCAGGCACCTGCAATCCACTCGGCCAGCCAAGTCCACACAGCTGTGGCGAGAGCGACCAGGGAAGCCCACGCTGCAGACAGCCAGCTGGCGACTGCACTCCACACCTCGACCGTCGCAGTCCAGATGCTCTGCCACCAGGCCGAGATTGTCGTCGCGAGGCCCGACCATACAGCTGATGCCCACGCTGCTATCTGCGACCACGCAGCCGACAGCCAACCCGCGATGGCGCTCCATATACCCTGGGTCACACCGAGCACGGACTGCCACCAACCCGCGATCGTAGCTGCAATCCGTGCCCACGCTTCCGACACCCATGCCCCGATCTGAGCCCAAACAGCCGAAAGCCAGGCCGTAACCGCCGACCAGACCTGCAGTGTTACCGCCTTGACCCTCTCCCAGTTGAGGGCCACTACCGTCGCCACCAGGGTAATGATCGCTAGCACCCAACCCACGGGGCCCAAAGCAACAAACCAGGCTGCGGCCATTCTCGCGGCGTTGGCGAGGGCCACCACGCCCATCCAGACCCACTTCGCCCCGAGGATGACGAACTGCGCCACCTGGACGGCGACGCTGGCCACAGCCTGCCAGCCCTGCATCGCCCAGGCGAGCACCACCTTACCGGCGTTCAGCATCGCCTGTATCCCCAACCAGGCCCACTTCGCCCCGGCGAGGACGAGTTGCCCTACCATCGTGGCACCGTGGACTACCGCTCCGGCGGCTTGCATGGCCCACGAGGCCAGCACCTTGCCCCCCGCGATCATGGCCTCGACGCCCGTCTTGATCAGGGCCGGAATTAGCAGAACGGTGATCAGCCCCGCAATGCCTTCCACGATGGGTCCGATGGTGGGCCAGTTGGTCCTGATCCACTCTACGGCGCGGTTGACGGGCTCCATCGCCTGCTTAAGCCGGTTCCACGCGGCGGCCGCGGCATCGGCCACGCCCGCAAGCTGCTCCCCGAGGGCGGCCCCGATGCCGCCGATGCCAGGCACCACTCCGGCCATGTCGAACGCGGGCATCTCCGGCATCGTCGCGGCGGGCGACTTGGCCATCTCCTCCTGGATCTGGTGCACCTGGTCGAACGACTGGATGTTATCCGCGGCGGCCTCCGCGGCCTTGTTGATACCCTCGGCCACTTGCTCCTGGGCTTTGGCGGCGTTCTTTCCAGCCTTTGCGAGGGCGTTCTGGTTGTTCTGGGCTTGCTGCCCAGTACGAGCCATCTGCAAGGCCGACTGTGCGGAGGCCCACGACTGCGCGGCAGCACCCTTGAGCGAGTCGGCCAGGCCGAGCACGGCCTGCGCGGCTCCCCGGACAGCCGGAATGATTGCGCCGATGCCAGCAAGGATCAGGCCCACGCCTCGCACTACCAGAGAAGCACCGTACAGGGCCGCGGCGCCCACGGTAGCCCAAGCCGCATGGGCGAACGCAGCGAGCTGGCGCCAGTGGGTGGCGGCAAGGACGGTTATGGCAACAACCGCGCCGATACCCAGAGCCACCAGGCGCCATGTGCCCAGCCCGCTCGCAAGGGCCCCAATAAGGCTTGCCGTCCCGCTCCGCCAGGCGGCAAAAGCCTTCACGATCCTGGAGGCCCAGAACGACAGCACGGCCATCCCGGTTGCGGCTACACTCATGAACCGGGCCATCGTGCCCAAGCCGAAGATGACCGGACCCGCAAGCGCTGCGGCAAGCCCGAGCCAGATGATGGCCGAGCGCAACACTGGGTTCATGCGGGCCAACGCATCGGCCGCACTGCTTACGACGCCCGTAAGCCACTGGATCCTCTGCCTCAGCCGGAACGTCCTGTCGATGGCCTCGCCCAGCGTCCAACCGAGCCGCTTCAGCACGTCCATGAGGTTCGACGTTGCTCCGGACACCGTGTCCATCTGCTGCGCCATGAGGCCGCCCCATCTCTGCTCCATGGCCCGCAGGAGCGCGGCAATGGCGGCATTGGCCGGTATCAGGCCCTTCTCGGCCAGCTTCATGACCTCCGGCACGCTCTTGCCGACCGCAGCCGCCAGCATGTCCCAGGCGGGGATGCCGGCCTCGGTAAGCTGCATCATCTCCTCCGCGCTGACCCGCTGCTTGGCCCGCATCTGGCCCAGTGCGGTCGTCACGCGCTCGATCATCTCGGCATTGCCGCCCATGGCAGCAACAGCGTCACCGACTGCCGTAAGAGTCGGGATTACTTCCTCGGCCGCCCAGCCAAACGCCATGAGCCTGCGGGCCTGCTGCACGAGGTCGGTGTACTCGAAGGGCGTCTTTTCGGCAAACTTGGCCAGCCTGTCCAGGAAGTCCTGGGCCGCTTGGGCGCTCCCAAGCATGTTGGTGAACGCTATCCGGGTCTGTTCCATGTCCGCAGCGAGCTTGAGGGCCCCACCACCTGCGAGGGCGAGAGGAGCAGTCAAGCGCATCATCCAGTCCTTGCCCAGGCGCTCCATCTGTTTGGCCGTCCGGGCAAAGTGCTTGGCCGTAGCCTCCATTGTCCTTTGGGCGCCGCGCATGGTGCGCTCAAACTGCTCGGCCTGAGCCACCAGCTGCACGGTGAGCGTACCGATGTTGGGCATCTATGCTTCACTCCCGCGTTGCGTTCCCAGCCAAGAGAGCATGCCACATCTCGATGATCCGCTTCTGCTCCTCCGGGGTCTGCTCTTCGCTCCTCTGCCGATCCCACTGGGGCATGAAGTCCTGGGGCCTGTAGGGCTTCCGCTGCTTCTTCGGGTCGCGGTTGGCATTGGCCACCGTGGCCGCCACAATGCCCGCACGCAGATCCTCCACCTCGGTGCCCCACGGCTCCAGGCGGAAGAAGGCCATCCACTCAGAGAGCTCCCGGCTGTCGATGCGCGCCAGGAGCTCTCTGACCGTCATGCCGAGGGCGAGGGCCAGGCGGAAGTAGAACCTCCGCTCCGGCCTGGCCCTCAGTTTTTTTCGAGCTCTTCCAGATCCTCGGCCCGGAGGCCTGACAGCCGCTGGGCCACCTGGAACACGCGGTCAAGGGCCGCGGCAGACTTGCGGCCCAGGAGCTCTACGTCCTTGTCCGAGAACACGCGGTTGCCCTGCTCGTCGACCACACACATGGCAACGAGCTTGGCCCGCATGTTCGTGGGGTCGAGTTCCGCCTTGTTGCCCTTGCGCCGAACAATGGAGGCCTCGAAAGCGTCGCGCTCAGCGCCAGTGAGGCCCCGAACACGGACGACACCGCCCCATTCCCTTACTTCAACGTCCTCCACCGGCAGATCCTGAGCTTGCAGGATCTGGTCTCTGGTCAGATATGCCACGCTATCTCCTCCACTACACGCCCGGCGTCAGGGTGGGCTTACCGGTAACTTTGATGGTCACTTCGGCCTGGATCACTTCGCCGGCGCTGATCTCCTGCGGCGCATAGCCCTTTACGTAGCCGCTGAACCGCCACTCGGTGTTGTCGGGCAACACGATCTTGTAGTTCTTCGTCGCCCTGCTCTGGTGGTCGGTCAGCAGCGCCTGGTGGCCGGCATTCTTGCCGTCGAAGTTGAGCGTCAGGGACACCTCGCCCGCATCCAGCAGCCCGGGCAGGAAACGCTTGTAGCCGTCAATGGGATCCAGCTCCTCGATCTCTACGTCGTCCGCTTCGGACTGCGGAGGCGTGATGCTGGCGACCTGGGCAATGACCTCATACACGCCTGCCGTGGCGCCCTCACGCTCGAATTTCGTCCCCAACCCAATCAGTTCTGCCATCGATCATCTCCCTCCCTTAGCTACACCTCAAGCACCGCCACGGTAACGCTCGTGACGGCGCTGTAGCTGACCTGTACTCGGCCATTCGGGTCATTGAACCTTGCCGGCGCGAACGGCCCGATCACGCGCTCGCCGCCTGGGGGCACCGTGATCACTGCGTCATGGTCGTACCCGTAGTTGCACGGCGTCTGGCTGTTCACGGTCACAGTGATTTCCGATGTTCCGTCGTTCCGGACGTACAGCACCGCACGTCCGCTATTCGGGAACTCATCCCCTGTGGGCGAGGCTGCCACAAAAACAGGGTCGAGCCCGGCAAGCGAAACCTTCTGTGCCGCAAGTAGCGCCATTATGGTAGCCTCCTCTGCCACGGCCGGTTACCTTGTCGCCGTGACCTGTAGCTCAAGGCGGGCCTCTACGTAAGAGCCGCCTGCCTGTGGATCTCGTACCTCCACGCGGTACTGGGCGCTGGTAACACGCGAAACAAGCGCTCGCCCGCCCAGTCTCGGATTGTCCTGGAACGCCTGCACGAGGCTGTCGACCGCATCCAGAAGCCGCTGCCAGGCCGAAGACAGTGTGCGCTGCTCCGCAGGCAGGCCGATCCAGAGCGCCCAGGTCATCGTGCTACGCATTTGACTCACGCCGCCGAACTCATGACTGGCACCCTGCAATTCGATGACCAGGCATGGGTACTTGCGCGGCAGCTCGTCCGTTAGGCAACGGTACACGGAGCCGATGCCGGTTGCTGTTTGAGCCACCGCCACGATTTGGTCTTCGATCTCACGGGTCAACCCCACCAGCATCACCTGCCCGCGAGGGCCCTGGAAAGCTCGCCTGCATATCGCGCAACAGTGGCCGCCGCCCGAGCGGCGATTTCCTCAAAGGCCCGCTGCATGTACCGCCTCGGGGCAAGCCCGCGACGCGCAATTGCCCGCGACACGACAAATCCAATGCTGCGGATCGCCCGCTCATCACTGCCGCGGATGCCAAACCGCCACGGCGTGCGGCGCACCCAGTCCTGGATCGGCTCGGGCGGCGGCCAGTGCGGCCTCGTGCCGAATTCCATAAATGCGGCGTAAGGCTGCCGCTCGTTGCCCACGGCCACCACTTCCCAATCGGCCATCCGCACGCGGTGCGGCACAATGCTTCGGCGCAGCGCACCCGTCTGATGTGGCGCATAGGTTTTCGCCCGGTAGGCAAGCTGCCGCGCCAGATCCTCCACCATACGGTCGAGAACAGGAGCCGCCCGACCCGGGGCTTGCGCAAGCCTTGCCGCTAGATCGGGCGGCTTAAGTTCCACGCGCACCTTGATCTGTATCATGGTGCCACCGCCACCACCGGCTGCAGGTACGGCACAAGCAACCGCCATACCTGCGGCGGCATCCCTTCTGCCCGGACGATTCCGGCCTCCGTGACGAGGTAGCTGAACGATGCAGGACCCGCCGACCACAGCGCATAGCACCATATCAGCGCGGCCTGCCGGATGCCTTCACCACCGGGCTCATATACCACCGCAGTCAGCGCACCCGTGGCAGGGTCACGCTCCTGCTGCGCCCATCCTGCCTCGTACTCCACTTCGATGGCCTGCGGATACGAGGCCCACCGGGCGCGCTGGAACAGGACCGGTGCGGGGTAGGCTGGAGGCCAAACAGCAGGCAGCCGCCGCAGCCTGGCCTGCTCGCGGTATACCGCATAGTCTCGGTCGGCCTGCAGCAGCACGCCCAGCTCGCGCACAGCATTGACCGCTATGACAGGTCGGTGACGCAGGGTAACCCACTCGGCGCCGCCATCATAACGCTCGGTGTACAATCGGCGCATGACCCCGCCGAGGCAGGCATCGATGGCATCCGACACGCCGTTGAGGATCATGCACAGGAGATCCTGCTCCTCCTCGGTATGGTTGGCGGAGTCGCGCCAGACGTACTGCTGAACCTCGTATTCGGTNGCCANGGCCNTGCTGCNGGGATACACCGCGCGGGGCACTCAGCTCACCTTTCTTCCTGCTTCNTNGNCCGGCGCGGGCGCGCTGGCGCCGGTGCTGGCTCAGGCGCCTGCTGCACCGCGGTATCGGCAGGCTGGGCAACCTGAGCCAGCACTTCCGCCCAGAACGGGTCAGCGACCCTGTGCTCGCCCGCCGGCCACTCAAGCCCGTACACGTTCACCGGCTGCCGCAGCACGATGACTCTCACACCGACCACCACACGATGAGCAGCTGATTACCCGCCGTGCTCTCGCTGATGCTGATGGCGCCATCCTTCACCGTGGTCTGGGCAGCACGGTCGGCGACAATGGCATCGCCAGCCGTGGCTGTAGGCGGCTGTAATTCGAGCACGCCTACCAGGACATCTGTGGCTTTGATGCCGGGCACGGCAATGTCCGTATTCGCCGCGGCGCCGGGGGCCACAGCGATCTTCAGCTCCATGCCCGCGCCGGTGAGGCGGGCGCGGAGATCACGGAACATCATGCCCGCCTCACCTCCTACAGGGCAATGTTATACGCCAGGACCACGGCGCCCGGATCGGCCAGCTTCACGTCCGCGCGGCAGGACACGATGAAGCTGGTTACGCCCTCGCGCGGGTCGCGGAACTTCTCGATCCGCACCCGGCGGTGGAAGCCGATAATGATGTTCTGCGGGTGCGTGAGCAGCGCGAACTTGTTGTAGTCCACCGCGGCGGCGTTGATCGTGTCGGTGCCGGACATCATCGGCACTTCCTTAACCGGGATGCCGCGGAACGCTAGCTGCGTAGCCAGGTTGGTCACCAGCGCCTGGTCGCCGATGCCGGTGCCGCGCGCAGCCAAGCTGGCCTGGTAGCCATCGCGGTGCTTGACAGGCACATACAGGCGCAGGTCGGGATAGCTGCGGCGGTACTGCGCCGGCATGGCCTCGACCATCCTGGCGAACAGAGCGTCGTAGGTGGTGACGGTGCTGGCATCGATCTTCTGAGCCGTTGGCGCGCTGGCCTGCGCCTGCTTGATGATGCCGTCAAGCAGTTTCAGGTACTGGTCTTCCGCCGCGGTGCGTGCCGTGTCGCCCTTGATGAACAGCTCCTCAAGGTCGCGGCCGGTCGCCTCGGCCAGCATCTCCATGATGGTGTCGGCCAGTTTCTCGCGCTCGATGTTGCTCTCGAGCGTTTCATCGCTAACCGGCACCTCGCCCTTGATCAGCACGGTCGAAAGCGTGACCAGCCCGGTGCTGGGCTTCACGCGGTCCGCGTCGGCCAGCCGTACGCCCTCGGTGCCGGGCCGCAGGATGCGCCCTGCGAACGAAATGCGCGGCACCTCGAACTTGGGCGAGTCACTGTCTTCGTAGCGGGCTTCTTTGGCAATGGTCGTGTAGCTAATCGCCACGCGCAGGAATTCCTTCGCCTGCTGGGGTGCCAGGTAGCCGCCACCAGCGGGCGCCTGCAGGTCAGCGGTGGTCAGTGTGGCCTTTTCCAGCCATTCCTCTGCGGTCTTGGGCATCTTGCATTCCACCTCCATCATGCTCTAGCCCTGCGGGCCAAACACCACGTCCACAAACAGCCCTTCGCCCCACTTACGCGGTGCGCTCTTCTTGACCTCATCGCCCTCCGGCTGCTTCGAAGCCAGTGCCGACTTGGCCACAGGCTTGAGCGCGTCGCGGATCTCGGCCAGCAGCTTGCCGTGCTCCTCAAGCGCCTTCAGTACAGCATCGTCTTTCTTCGCGGGCTTCTTGGGCTCGGGATATCCCTCGCCATAACCATAACCCTGATCACTTTCGCCTTCTTTGTCCTTATCGGGCTTGGCTTTGGCCTTGAACTGAGTATTGGCACCCAGGAGCTTCGCCAGCGTGTTCAGGGCCTCCACGGCTGCCTCGCTGATCTCAAGGCCCTCGTTGCCGGCATCTTTCGCCAGCGCCTCAATTGCGGCCAGGGCAGCCTTCTGCAGTTCGTCCAGGTTGACCATTTCCTCATCCTCCTCCTCGCTCTTGAGGATCAGCCATTTGCGCCGCGTGGCGGGCCGATCCACTGCGTCCACCCGTTCGACATCGACATCCTTGAGCTCGGCCAACCCACCACCCCCCTAATCAACTTTGCGGCCCCAGCCCTGCAGGCTGAGGCCCGTGAATTCGCCTTTCTTGATGCGCTCCCATGCCTCCGGTGTCCAGATGATGCCGAGCAACCAATCGCCCGGCTCCACCCGCTCGCCGTTGACCTCCCAGGGTGGGCCGCGGTAGATGTACGACTCCACAACTTCGCCGGCGCCCTCGGTCCCATCTTTGTGCATGAGGCCGATCTTGCGGCTTTTGCGCAGGTAGTTCCAGGCGGCCTCCTCAAGCTCTTCGGGCGTCATGTAGTCGCCATGTGCGTCAATCTCGTTGGCAGGATAGGCCACCGCTAACGTGTAGCGGCGCTCCTCCTCGATCTTGAGGATCTTGGCGAGCTTCGTCACATCAACCAATTCGTGCCCCTGCGACAGATCGTTTGGGTCTTTCGGCCATACCAGCCAGCGCTGGCGCTTGCGCCGCAGCTCCTCCAGGACTTCATCCAGGTCATGCGTCTGCGCGTACGGCCGCTGGTCTTCGGGCCTGGTGAACAGCCAGATGCGGCCCTCGCCCGTCGGTGCATACTGCCACAGGAACCGTCCCTTGAGCTTCTGGCCGTCCAGCCAGATTTCGACCGCATGCTGACGGGCGAAGCCGAGGCGCCAGGTGCCATGGTCGACGGCAAAGAACTTCGAGTAGCCGCGCGATGTGGAACCTACGCCGCCAGGCTCCACCACAAGCGGCTTGTCCAGCCCCACTTTCATCCAGGACAGCGGCCCGAATTGCTTGGGCGCGGACTGAATCTTCTCGGTGGGGTCGCGCATCATGCGGAACACGCGCAACTCTTCGCGGTTCTCGGCAGTTGTGCCCGCAAATAGCGTAATCCCCCACCAGCCGCTGAACCGGTCAGTGCCGAGCCGCAGGTCGAAGTGCAGGCTGTGGTCAGTCTTGAGCAGGTCTTCCAGCCCGAGCTTTGCTTCCTCCTCGCTGAGCCCCCTGAAGTGAGCGTGCAGGATAAACGGCAACGCCTTCCCGCTCAGCGGCATAGCCTCATGCCAGTTCTCTTCCCAGTTGCGAAGCGCGGCTTCGCCTCGCGTTTCGCCGCCCTCGCCTTCCTCGGAGACCGACTTCCGGGCCTCAGCAGCAGCTACCTCCTTCAACACCTTGCCCCGCCGGGCAATGTCTATGGCCTGCTTCACGGTGTAGGCCGGCCGGGACCGGTCGGGACCCATTGGCGTTGGCTTGCCCCAGGCCACCCGGCCGTCCGGATAAAGCAGCAGCTCCTCGACCATCACGTTCAGTGTGTCGCCCTTATCAGCCAGCTTCTCGGCGCTCACAAACGTTCTGCCGAGCACTACATCCTGGCCGGTCTCATCATCCCGCAAGGCACACTCATACACATAGCCGTTTTGCACCCGCTCAACGGCCACCACTTTGACCTTGAGCTCCACCCAGAGCTTGAACTTTGCGTAGTCGTCAGTCGGGCCGAAGGTATACGGCATGTCGCTTCTGCGGGCCACCACACCCTCGATGGCGAGGCCTGCATCCTCCCAGGGCTGCCATGCCACCGCCTTCCGGCACGCCTGCTTGAACGCCGTCTCACCTTCCGCCTCCAGCTGCGGCAGCACCACGAAGCGCTCGCCCAACCTCTCGCTGAGCTTCTGCAGGAGCGGGTATCGCTTCGCAAATGGCTGGCCGTGCACGTCACCCTCAGGAGCTACGTACAGCACATCATACAGGAACACGTACGGCTCCGCTTCAAGCTTGCCGGCCAATACGGAGAGCACCTGCGGGCGTGCAAGAAACTTACCATCACGCGCGGCCTGGAGCTCGCCTTCGATGACGCAGTCAGGCGCGTCCTTGAGTGCGTCCCTGAGTGCGGGAAGCTGATCCGAGCGTTCCTCCTTCGCGTCTTCGAGGTAGATGCTCACCTTGTTGCCGGCCTTCTGCAGGATGCACCGGAAGCCGTCCACCTTGGGCGACACGTAGAGCAGCACATTCTGTTTACTGGCCCACTTGTCCCACAGCTCGTCCGCCGAGAAGAACTCGGTGTAGCCCACCATGGCGGGCTTGGAGGGATTGTAGCGGGTAATTGGCTCGAGAGCCGCCTTGGCAACGAGCTCCGCTTCTTTCCGCGGACGCAGCACCAGGTCGCAGAGCGGAATGTATGCCTGGCCGCTCGCCAGGTGAGGTCCCTGCGCGTTGAAAAGCATGTGCAGTTTCTTGCCCTGCTTGTCCGGGTCAAGTAGCTTCCGCGCGAGGAGGTACAAGCTTTCGCGCTGACCCTGCGAGAGGCGCTCGGCATCATCACGCACCAGCACGTCAATGTCATGCGGGTCATCATCAGCCACCGCGGAGCCCACCAGGCTCACGTACGCTGGCACCAGCACCTGATCGGCCGCCCGAGCTAGCCGCTCGGCCACCCAGGCCGCGGGAGCCTTCTGCAACCGCTCGGTCTCGCGATCCAGCTCATCATGCGCATTGTGCCGCATGCCTCTGCGCTCCATCTCCTGCACAACCCACACGTGCAGATTAACGAACGGGTACTCAGTCGCTTCTCCGCGATCCCGGGCAGCCCCGTAGAGCTGGTGCAGGCGGTGGTGCACCTGCAGCAGCTCCTCAT